TACGCCTGAAATAGCCCGTCCGCAGAGGGGGGAGGTGAAATTCCTGTGATGCCGGTTCGCCACCGGCAGTTTAAGCTGTTGCCCGTAGCGCTTGGGGAGTAGTGTCGAATAAAGCGCCAAATGAAGAATGAAGAACAAGCGGTTTTTTGATATCACAAACTATGCGGCGGAGCCATGCCGCCATAAGGCTCCGCCGCATCCTTGTGCTTTCAAATAAAAATACAATGAAAAGAGGGATACCTATGGCACAACGAATACCGACCGAAGCCGCCGCGCCGGTCACCACCGCATACCGAGAGGTGACCATTGGCAAGACCACCTATTGCGTCACCAGCGTGTTTTTAGGAGAAAAAGACCTCGGTAGTACCTTGGAAAAGTTGGCTGTCCAAAAGGTGCTGGATGAGATTGCGACCGGCACGAAAGCGGCGCTGAGATGCGGCTGATATTTTCAAAAAAGATACGGCAAATATGCTGATTCCGCTTGCTTTGCGGGGCGGCTTAGGGTAGTGTTGGTGGTGGAAAAACCATATTGCCGACCAAGCATGTTTGCTGCAAATCGGGAGGTAAAAAAATGATTACAGCTAAAACATACATTGTCGGCATCTACGTCCGTTTATCTAAGGATGACGAGCGGGCGGGCGAATCCGTCAGCATAGAAAACCAGAAGCTGCTTCTTACGAAGTATGTAGAAGAACAGGGGTGGGAGCTAAAAGAAATTTTTACGGACGATGGATATTCAGGTACCAACTTCAACCGTCCGGCGTTCCAGCGCATGCTCCAAGACGCAAAGGACAAGCGGATCAACCTCATCCTCGTCAAAGACCTGTCCCGCCTCGGACGCAATTACATCGAGGTCGGCAAGTTGACAGACGAAACCCTGCCGGAGCTCGGCTGCCGCTTTATCGCGCTGAACGACTCGGTGGATACCTTCGCGGGTGATAACGACATGATGGTTTACCGTAACCTATTTAACGAATTTTATAGCAGGGATACCAGCAAAAAGGTGCGCACCGTCAAAAAAGCCTGCGCGGAGAGCGGCAAATACTTGGGAACCTACGCTCCCTATGGCTACAAAAAAAGCCCCGACAACAAGCATAAGCTAATCGTTGACGAGGAACTGGCTCCGGTGATCAAGAGGATTTTCACGCTGCGCTGCCAAGGCAAAGGGTATCGCTCCATCGCCTCCATACTTAACGAGGACAGGGTACCATCGCCCAAAGAGGTCTACTACCAGCGCAAGGGCGGTGAGAACACCAGCAGCAACGGCCTGTGGAACGAGGTCACGCTCCAAAAAATCATCCGAAACGAGGTCTACATCGGGCATATGGTGCAGGGCAAGACCGGAACCGTATCCTACAAAACCCACAAGATCGTGGGCAAGCCGGAGGAAGAATGGATTCGGGTGGAAAATACCCATCAACCGATCATCGACTCGGAAACATGGAACACCGTGTGCGCCATTGACGAGAAAAAGTACAAGCCCCGCAAAACCACCGGCAACGGTACCAACATGTTTGTCGGACTGCTGAAATGTGCGGACTGCGGTTCCAGCATGCGCTTTCATGCGGAAAAGGGAACCCACAAAGATGGCAGCCCATTCAGCTACAACTCGTTCATGTGCGGCAATTACGCAAGGAGCGGCAAACACGCCTGCACCGTCCACACTATCTACGAATCGGCGCTGACAGAGCTGGTACTCCACGACATCCGCGCCAAGGCACAGCTTGTGGCCTGTGACGAGCAAAGCGTCATCGACCAAATCCTGCGCACCAAAAACAAGGAGAGCATCGCCTATCTCGCCACCTACAAGCGGGAGCTGAAAGCGAGCGAGGCACGGCTGGTCGAACTGGAGAACATCGTGCGGAGTCTGTACGAGGATCGGGTCAAGGGCAACATCCCCGATGCCATGTTCAAAAGCCTTATGCCGAAATACGAGCAGGAGCGCATCGACAAAACCGAGAGCATCAAAATCCTGCGGGAAAAGGTGACGAGCAGCGAGCGGCAATGGGATGATGTAAGCGTATGGGCGGGTATTATCCAAAAGTACATCGCCTTGGAAACGCTGGAATCGAAAATCCTGCTGGAGCTGATCGACAAGATCGAAGTGTTTGAGGCTCGCAGGGTTGACGGCAAGCGGATCTGCGATGTGCGGATTTATTACCGTTTTGTGGGCGACATCTCCCAAGCGGTGCAGGATGTGGAGGCGCGGTATGGAAAAGCTATATAACGTGGGCATCTACACCCGCCTCAGTGTGGAGGACACCGCCAACTCCGGCAAGGCCAAAGGCAAAATCAATACCCTCGACCGCGATTCCGTAAGCATCGAAAACCAGCGGATCATCCTGTCCAAATACGCAATGCTGCGCGGCTGGATGGAAACGAGGACATATGCCGATGACGGATACTCCGGCGGTAACTTCGACCGCCCCGCATTTAAGCAGATGGTCAAGGATGCGCAGGACGGCATCATCAACCTCATCCTCGTAAAAGACTTGAGCAGGCTCGGCAGGGATTACATTGAGGTCGGGCGGTACACGGACGAAATTTTCCCCGCGCTCGGCTGCCGATTTGTGGCGCTCATGGACGACATCGACACCGGCAAGGACGATAACGACATGATGCCCTTTCGCAGCCTGCTCAACGATTACCACCTCAAGGATTTGAGCAAAAAAATAAAGTCCGTCCTCAACGCCAAGGCGAAAAGCGGTCAATACCTCGCAAACTACGCGCCCTACGGCTACCGGAAAAGCCCCGATGACCATCACAGGCTGATTGTTGACGAATACGCTGCCGGAATCGTCAAACGGATTTTTGAGCTGCGGTTGCAGGAACACGGCTATGCAAGGATCGCCAGCATCCTAAACAGTGAAAACATCCTCTCGCCGAGGGAATACCTGTACCACAGCATGGGCAGGGAGAACCCTTATAAGAGAACCAGCCTGTGGCGCGACACCTCCGTCAAGATTCTGCTGCGAAATGAGATATACCTTGGACATATCGTCCAGCACACCACCGGCTCGCTGTCCTACAAAAACAAAACGCGGATCAAAAGGCCGGAATGCGACTGGATAAGGGTGGAGAATACACATGAACCCATCATCGACCGGCAGACATGGGATGCCGCTCAGAGTATCGACCTCAGAAAGTATGATCCCGCCCAAAGACGGACACCGCTGACGAGCCTCTTCTCCGGTATGCTGATCTGCTCCGACTGCAAAAGCGGCCTCGCGCACAACAGCCAAAAGCAAAAACGCAAGAACGGCAGTGTGGTCAGATATAGCTCTTACGGCTGCTCCTACCACTATCAGACAGGCAGATCGATCTGCTCATCACACCGGATTTCTGAGATTGCGCTCAAAAAGATCGTCATGGAGGACATTAATAAACAGGCTGATCGGATTTTATGTGACGAGCAAAAGGTGATCGCCGAGCTGAGAAACCGGCTGTCCTGCGGAAATGCACAGAGTCATATGGATGCAAAAAAAGAGCTGAAGCGGATCGATAGCAGGCTGACTGAGCTGGACAAATGGAGCACCAAGCTGTATGAGGACAAGTTGGCCGGACAGATATCAGCGGATACATTCGCAAGCCTCATCGCCAACAGCGAGGCCGAGCGTACCGAAATAGGAGCGGAGCGGCTCCGGCTGGCCGAGGTACAGGCCACCATCGACAGCCAGCTTCTCAACATCGAAAACTGGATCGCCAGTATCCGCAGGCACATGTCGCTGGAGGAACTCGACAGCGAAACGCTGCAGGAACTGATCGAAAAGATTGAGATCGGAGAACGGCTGGTGGTTGACGGAGCCAAGAAGCAGGACATCAAGATTTATTACAGATTTGTGGGCTTGATGGGCTGAAACAAGGGATTTATGAAACGCACTTTTTACCCCTCGTTAAAAAAACATCTCCTTGTCCACCTTTTGGGTGCGGCGTAAAACATTTTCAACCCTGGCTTGCAGCTCCATCATATCAAACGGTTTAACAATATAATCGTCTGCGCCCAGCTTTAAACCTTTGATCCTGTCTTCCA